GGATCAATATGATCAACATCCGTTTCATTTGCAAGAAACAAATCCCCACAGTGTACGCACGGGTATTTCGATATGAATTTCGTATTTCCATTCTTATATACTCCATTAGGAACTTTCACAACAACAGCTTTACGGGCCATTTGCTTTGGTCGCCATTGACGCGCAAGTAGACGTAACTGTGATATAATTCTAGCTCGTTTAGTTTTAGAGTCCAAGTTTATCCTTAGCACCTTCGATGACTGTTTCAATTTTTTTAGAATTACCCCATTCTTTAGCAACAGCGACGATATGTTCTCCCAAATTTGTGGACATGAACGCTATAACTACAGCCGAAACGTTCTTCATCCAATCGTCGGATGGAACATAACCCATAACTAATAGAATAGTTGCAACAAGTACAAATATTATACCCATACTTAATTTTCTGAAACCATTTAAACCATTTAGAAACCTTTTCATGTTAACAATATATCCTTTAATTCAACGCCTTGGTCGAATATTAAATTAGCTCTAACTATATCCATATCTAAATTAGGGCATGTTTTACCCGAGAATAATTCTTTATGACCTAGTACATCGTCTATATCTACTTGATATTGATGCATTAATCCGCGAACTAGTGCATATAAAGATCTAATTTGTTGTTTAGTGAATTTTTTAGTACCGATAAGACATATACCAAGGCTACCTCGATTATGTCCTTTTACATGAGCTCCGGTCTCAGAGTCAGGTCTTCCACGCTCTACAACGCCGTCTCTACGAATAACATAGTGATAACCACAACTTATACCGGATTTAGATTTAAATCCACGTTCTTTATGCCAAGCTTCGATATCTCTTACCGTAAAAGCTATCGAATCAGGACTAGCAGAACAATGAAGTACTATTTTATTAATTTTTCTCATAATATTCTCCCAATATACTAATAAAGGGTCCTGTATGGCAAAAATCGTGCCATTTTAGCCATTGCCGACCCTATATATAATATGGACAGTAATATTTCAAATAAAGATCAGTTATATCTCAGAGAAATCGATATACATCAATATATAGCTCAAGGCTTGAAAAGAAAACAAATTTTCAAGAAAGTAGCAACTAAGTATGATATTTCAGAGAGAACTGTAGAACGTCAGTATTATAAGGTACTTAAGGGTATCTCTGAAGACGTTAGTAAGTCTAGATCGAATCTACGTACAGAATTGATGACTAGAAATGATGAAATATATAAGCGTTCAATGGAAGAAGGAAAGTTTAAAGTTGCCCTTGACGCAAACATGGCGCAGGCTAAGTTAGCGAAATTAGACAGAGAAGAAGAAAAGAAAGATAATCGCCCTAGCATAATCACCTTAGTTGAAAAGAAATTTGATAAATTAAAGGTGGCGGGTAGTGACGAATAAGGATTTCGGGTTATCGAAGTCTCAAATGGATTTCGTCATGTCAACGGCATCTAAGACACTATTTAATGGTGGACTAGGGTCAGGTAAGACTTTCGGTGGTGCTGTATGGGCTGTATATATGACCCAGAAGTATCCAAAGTGTCGTGGAGTTATAACTGCTAATACTTACACGCAGTTAAGAGATGCAACACTTACCACATTCTTCGCGGTATTAGATTTATTTGGTTATACATATAAGTATAACAAGCAGGAAGGAAAGATATTCGTAGAAGGTGGATCTGAGATTCACACAAGGTCTATGGAGAAGTACGAAGCTCTCCGTGGTCCAGAATATGGCTGGGCCTGGTCGGATGAGTGTGCCTTCTATAAAAAAGAAGCATTTGACGTCCTGATAGGTCGTATAAGGGACGCTAGAGGTTCATGTCAATGGAAGGGTACAACAACTCCTAACGGCTTTAATTGGCTTTATGAGTCGTTCGTAGAGACTCCGTTGCGAAACTCTAAGATTATCAAGTGTAAGACTAAAGATAATCTAGCAAATTTGGGTGGTGATTATTTTGACACTCTAAACGATCAGTATGATTCAAAGCTTGCCCAACAAGAGCTAGAGGGTGAGTTTGTTAATTTAAGCTCAGGATTAGTTTATTACACATTTGACAGAAGGAATCATGTTAGTGAATATACAGGAGATCGTAGCAATTTGTTTATTGGTCTCGACTTTAACGTTGATCCCTTGTGCGCTACTTATGTTTGTGTTGACAAAGCGGGTGTTATACATGTTGTCGACGAAACGTGGCTCAGCAACAGTAATACCTTTCAAGCGGCCAAAGAGATAATTAATAAGTATCCAACTGAAACTAAGTTGGTTATTGCCGATGAAACTGGTAACAGAAGAAAGACGTCAGCTAACAGAACTGACCACGAGATTTTAAGAAGGGCGAATCTACAAGTACCGAGATTCAAGAACCCGTCAGTAAAAGATAGGTACAACAATATAAACAGACTACTCGATAAGGGTTACTTAAAGATTAGTCCTACATGTAAGAAGTTAATTGCCGACTTAGAGAAGTTGGCTTATGACAATAAAGATCCTTTGTTATCACATATAAGTGATGCCTTAGGATATGTTTGTTGGTATATAAACCCACTGAAACGCCCTAAACACAGTGCGTCAGTAAGTTATAGATAAGGAAATTATGGCAACCAAGAAACCATTAGTAGATATGATACCAGAATTAGTAGAGCATTTTCATAATTATGCCGACTACTTAGATTTCAATTATAAGTTATACCGTATATTAAATGGTCAGCTCAAACATGAAGTTGAATGTTCTTTAAGAGAAGAGATCTTATCACCAAGTGCTTTAAAAAGAGCCCTACAACGTATCCCACCAATCAATGTAATGAAAAAAGTGACAGATAAACTGTCTAAAGTTTATATAGATAACCCAGTTAGAATGACAGATAACGACACTGATCAAGAGATCGTGGAAAATATATCTAGAAGTGCTGAGTTTGACTCTGTACTCGCCGAAGCTAATAAGTTGTACAATGCAGCTTATTCATTCGCACTAGAACCTTATGTTGAAAAGGGTAAACATAAATTACGTGTTATGGCCCCACATCAATTCTTACCTTACTCGGATAATACTAGTAACCCTACAGAAATGACTGTATTTATGAAGTTGCTTGGTAAAAGAGTAGATTACTATGGTCCTAGATTCGATCAAGATGAGAGAAGATATTATGAAAGAGATGGGTATTACTTCAACGGTAAATCCATTCGGTCGTATACCTTATATCTATAAATCTAAATCTAAAATGGAATTAATCACATATCCTAACCAAGAAGGTTTCGACATGTCTGTACTAGTGCCTAAATTATTGACAGATTTAAACTATGCTGTACAATTTATGTCACATTCAATTATATATATTAAGAACGCAGAATTAGGTGAACAATATTTAAACCCAGACGCAGTGATCAATTTAGGTCGCGCCGATCAAGACGGTAATGACCCTGAAATCGGAACTGTAGACCCTAAGATAGATATTTCTGAGAACTTAAAACTTATCGAGTTCCAGTTGCAATCATATTTTGATGGTTTAGGTATTAAGACTAAAGTTTCTATGGCCGGCGGTCGCGCAGAAAGTGGTATATCTAAGTCTATAGACGAAGGTGATACAACTGCCGAAAAGAAAGTTCAAACTGAGTTTTTCAGATGCGTTGAAAGAGAATTAATGTCTCTATTAGTTGATACACAAAAAGTATGGGCTAGAGATAACGTAGTTGACGAAAATCGTGCATTTACTGACGGATTTTTAGACACTTTCAGAGTTCAATTTGCTGAAATGAGAGTAGCTAAGACGGATCGTCAAAAGTTAGAAGAGATATCTTTATGGCGCCAAGAAGGCTTAATGTCTAAGAAGCAGGCTGTAAGAATGTTGAAACCTAACTATACTGATAAGCAAGTAGACGAATGGATAGCTGAATTAGAAAAGGAATCCGATGAAATGTTTATGAACCAATTGAGTTCATTAGGTCCAGACCAAAATGCTAACAACGGTCAGTTCACTCAAGGTAATCAAGCTGCAACTAACGATATGGACCAAAGAATGGCTATGGAAGAAGATAAGCTAGATGCGTAATGATTTTGATAAATTACCCGGATTAATACGTAAAGTATTGAGTAGGGTTACAACAAGTCTTAGATCTAGACGAATACCAGCGATGGTAGGTAGAGAGTCAGCTAAGATAGTTAAAACTAGAACTCGTAAAGGGTTCGGTATAACAAATAACGAAGGTAAGAAGCAACGCCTAAAGAAGCTTGAGAATTCAACTAAGAAGACTAGAACAAGAATTAAACGTTTAGGTCAATTGAGTTCTGAAACTAGTCCAAGAAGGTCAAACTTCACTAGGACTGGTAAAACTTTAGACAATATCAAGGTTAACCCCTCGAATTCTAAGGTGGAAGTTACTCTAGACTCGCATGGTAAGCAGGCTGTAAGAGAAACGAGTAAAATAAGTGATAAATTTAACTTTATGGGACTAAGTAAATCGGAAGTAAAAGAGATTAAAAAACAAATAGAAGCCGAACTACAGAAAGCCCTTAAAGATTTTTTATAAACCGTTAGTTGTACTAACAAGGAGAATGAAATGAGCGATAGTATCGACCAAAAAGAAGTACCGGCTAGTGAGCCACAAAAACAAGAAGATTTCGTAGCGCGTAAAGCCTATGAGCAGGTTACAGCAGACTTACATAAAAATAAGAAGGCTAAAAAAGACTTGCTTGCTAGGGTTAATGAACTCGAAGCCCAAAGAGAAGCACAAGAAAAAGCAAAAATGGAAGAAAAACAACAGTTTGAAGAGTTGTACAAAAAAAGTGAAGCAGAAAAGGCAGCTTTATTACAACAAATTGAACAAGAGAAAAAACAACTTCTAGCTCAACGTAAAAAATCTGCGTTAAAGCAAGAATTAGGTAACATCAAGGAAGCATACTTAGGATTAGCTAATGTAGATGGTATTGAATTAAATGAGGATGGTACGATAAATTCCGAGTCAGTACGCCACATTGCAAATACTTTCAAACAAGAGCATCCTGCATTGATACCCAGTGGGTCTTCAAGCAACATAACTTCTACTGCGGCACCAATAGACACGAATGCTGAGTCTAACCAATCTGTAAACGATTTAAGTTACGATGATGCATTGAAAAAATTAATGGAATTAAAAAATAACTAAACTAAGGAGAAATACAAATGGCTGTATTTACTAAAGCAAATGTTGGACTTACTGAAGACGTATTATTGTCGCGTATGGTTCAAGACAAATTATTAAGAACCGCTAAGCTAAGAAGCACTGTAACTGATTACTCTGCTAAAGCTATGAAAGGTTATAAAGAAATCCAAATCCCACGTTGGGGTTCTTACTTTGACGATACTCCAGACGACGTTCCTGCAAATGGTTCTGACGCTGCTGTAAAGCCTGAGTCTAAGACTATGGATCTAGCTATCGATACTATCGAATTATGTGATGACAAAATCTGTCACTTCGAAATTCCTGATAAAGTATCTATGCAAAACGCTATCCCTTTAGAGGCTGAATTAGCTTCTGTTGCTGCTCGTCAAATGGGTAACTACATGGATAACGAAATTATCGCTCGTTTACGTGAAGTAGATCCTGCGAACAGAGTAACTTTCGCCAATGGTTCAGCTTTAACTTTAGCTGATATCACTGAAGCTCGTAAACTTTTAAATGTAAAAGAAGTTTCTGAGTCTGAAAGATTCTTAATCATCCACCCTTGTCAAGAAAAAAGCTTACTTGATACTCCTGAGTTTATCAGAGTTGATGGATACGGTAGTCTTGATTCTAGACGTACTGGTGAGATCGGACGTTTATACGGTTTTACTGTAATCGTTCATAACGGTCTTAACGAAGACGAAGCTATTGCTTACCAACGTGGTGCAGTAGGGATCGCAGTTCAAGAAGAAATTAAGTTTGAGTCTAGAAGACTTTCTCTTAAATGTCAGGCTTATGAGTACTCTTACACTCTATTATGGGGTTCAACTGTACTTGAGAATGGATGTAAGCAAGTAGTTATATCTGTTTAATTGAATTTTTGACTGGCTGGGTTGAAGGACCCGGCCTTTCATCTTACTAAAGGTTATTAATGAACGAGTTATTTCCACCAATTTATATAAAAGCTAAAACTCCTGAAAAGCTCAGAGAGTTAATGATAAAGCTGAATCTAAAATACGGTAAGAACTTTCGTTATTTCGACTTTCAATACGTTAAAGGTAATTGGGGCTGTTGGTTTCAACTATCTGCTGCTGACGAAGCCGAAATGATAATGAATAAGAAGGGGACATAATGGGCGGAAGTGGAAGAAGTCTAGGAGATCTAGATAAGAATGCGTTTAAAGTAAATCCGGAAGACCCGGCAGACGTATCAAGAAAGACATGCGACGAAGAAGGTAATGCCTTGTTGCAACAATTAATAGATGCTGTAAACAGTAATGGTACTGGAGGCGGCGGAACAGGAGGTACCTCAGGAGTGACTTGTCAAAAGCACGTGATCAACTTAATTGAAGATCAATGGATTGAAGTACCCCATTCATTTAACAATGATGTATGTAGTTGGAGAGCTTTAGATAGTAACAACTGTGTAATCGAAATAGGATTTAAATACGACCCTGTATCACTTAAACTAGAAGTTTGTGCATCGGCGTCAATTAACAATGTTTTAATAGTACTAGAAGGAGAACTATAACATGGCAGATAAGAAATTTTACAGCAATATAGATTTAACACAATCAAGCGAAATCAAGAATGGTGGTTTCGAGAAATTAGCCACTGACCCAGCTAGTCCAGTAGAAGGTCAGGAATGGTGTAATACTACTGACGGTAAGAGAAAGATCTTCAAAAATGGTCAAGTTCAAGAGTATATCTTCCAGACTGATCTAACTACCGCTATAAACTCCCTAGGACAGCTTCAGGGCGCTTATGACGCAAACCCTGGTGCATTACCTACCTTTTCAGATAAGACTCAGGGCGACCTTACAGCGCTCGTAGCAGGCGATTCTTGGGTAGTATCTAATGCTGGTACAATTGCTGGTATTCAAGGCGACGATTTACTAGCTCCTGGTGATAAAATTCAATATTTAGGTGGTACGCCGACTGACGCCAATAACTGGGTGGGAATTCAAACTAACTTAGATGAGTCTAAAGTTGGTACTGTAACTGCTGACAGACAAACTGTTTCTTTAGTTGCTGGAACAGCTCTAACCGTTTCTAGTTCATCTATAGCTGACGTTCATTCTGTTCAAGTATACGACGCTGCCGGTTCTAAGATCGAAGTCTGTGTTGAAAAGGGTGCTAATTCAAATGAGAGAGTTATTACGTCTAATGCAACTCTAGCTAACGTAACGGTCGAGTTAACTGGTAACGTATAATGTCTAGAAAGTATTTTGTTGATATATTAATGGGTGGTGTCGCGAGGGTTAAAGATCTTCTAGATCCCGTTGACCCACAAGATGCTGCAACAAAAGCATATGTAGATTCTGTATCTGGTACAACAGATCATACTAATTTAACAGGACTTACTACAAACCCTAATCCACATGAAGTTACTATAAGCCAAGCTATTTCTCAAGATAGTGGAACGGATATCTCTGTATCGGAATTAGAAACTTTAACGGATGACTCTATCGCTAACGATTTACATAAACATTCAGAACTTTGGACATCAAATGGTCTTCGTAGAGTGGTTAGAACCAATAACGCTGACGATCTTATTATTGGTGAAAACGACGAAATAATAATTAATCCGGGTTTAAATAGTAGAATACAAATGCGGGACGTTGATAGTGGAAATGATATGTCTTTTGTATTAGATAACAATGCTGTTAGAATTGACGTAGATACCGATGACGATGTAGCAGATTCTCTATTCAGAATTAGAATAGATAACCAAGATAAGTTTAATGTAGAAACTACAGATATTCGAATGCATGAATATAATTTCAGTAGGGATGATGGAACCATAATAGACGGCAGGTCATTGTATACAGATAATACAGGTGTCGTTCAATTAGGTAGGGTTTTACCATTTTATGCATTTTCAAAGAATGATATACCAGCAGCTAACCAAACTACTACTAGATTAGTTTATGATACGTTGACCGTAAACATACCTCAAGACGGTGTTTATGAAATAGAAACTTTTTATATATGGTCGCTAGATAGCGCAGGAACAGATATAAAAGCCTCAAGACGTTGCAGGTGCTGGACAAGTTGTTAATCGTCAGGATAATGGAGGAACTGTAAACTCTGGAACTAATCAGAGATATCCTGCAATTTTAAAGGACGTACAAACTATAGCAGCGGGACCCCATACTATAACATTAGAGTGGGATGCATCATCAACTTTTGATGAACCAACAATTTACCAATCAGTAATAACTATTAAAAGGGTAGGATAATGGATATATTAGAACAATATGAAGTAAGATTTGAATTAATAACTAGTATAATTTC